TCACGTCATAATCATTTACTACAATTCCAATGGCTGTAGTGTCATTAGCAGGATAAATAGTTCCCGCCTGAACTATATATCTCCCATTAATTTGTGTCGCCAACCCGGGCACAGAAGCTGTCGCCTTTGCGTGTTTGAATGCATAAGCAACTATTCCGTCCGGTCTCGCAAAAATATTTTTTTGCGTACTTGCGCCTACTTCCACGTATTTCACGCTCATGTCTTAATTACCTCCTTTTTTAAGTCCCAATATCTTCAAATTCTCATCCGCCAGTTTTGCACCCCAACTTTCCGCCTGGTCACCGTCGGAACCTCCGCCGCTTAGTGGTGGCTTCAGTGCCTCGGCCTTTGCTGCATTTACAAGCTCCTCCGCATGTTTTGCGCTCTCTGTCGCAACCGTGTCATAATCACCTTCAATTAATGCGTTTGCCACTTTCAATGCCCTTTCAGCGGAAAAACCTTTTTGCAAATACTTCTTTTCCAATTCGTTAACCTGAACTTTCTTTCTCAACATCTCAAGCTCTTCAAGCTTTTGTCTTTCAAGTTCGGTCCTTTGCTCTTCTTCAGTCATTTTGTCACGCAACTGTTTTTTCAGCTTCGCAACCTCGGATGCCGTCTTGTCAAATACTTCCTTTTTTACGTATCCTTCATACAAGTCCTTGTCTTTCAATGCCGTTTCGATTTCTTCAATCGTCATGCCTTCTTTGTAAGCATCTCCAAGTAATTCCTGTAATGTCATTTAATAAATTCCCTCCTGCGTTTTTTTATCGGTGTTCTCTCACCGACGTATTTTTGTGTTTTTTTGTCAAGGTGTTCTCTCACCTGTGTGTTTTTTATGGTGTTCTCTCACCGAGCGCCTATGCTGTGCCGTCAAATTCTGCCTTCACCTGCTGCTCGCTTCCATCTGTCGTCACTTTCTCTGGCACTTTCCATTTGTCCAAATATCCGCCCGTCTCAGAATCCATGTAAACCTGCTGTGGGTCACTGAACAAATCACAGTGTGATATAGCAACCCTCGGATGTATTCCTGCCTGCAGCATATTCATCAATCCCTGTGTCTTGACCAACAAGTTAGCCGTTTTATTTCTATTGAACTTAACGTCAACGTCGCTTAACTTGAACTTCAAATCACTGTTCTTTATCTCGCAAATCTTCTGTATCAGCATCAATTCCTCACGGTGTGATTCCTCATACAGCAATTCGGTGTTTTTCGCTTTTTCCTCCGCCATTTGCCAACCATCAGACAGTTTCACCGCGTCGCCAGTATTTCCACCTGTTGATCTTTCCCTGCCTGGCACTCCGCAAATTTGCAGAATCTGCTTATACAAATAATCAGCGAACATCTGTATTCCGGACTGATTCAAAGGTTCAGCCAAATACTTAATGTCAGCTTGTACACCTTGTGTCGATTTCGTCTTAATCAGCCCCAAACGGAGCAATTCCTTGTATTCGTCCTCGTCAATGTCGCAATTATTCAGCCACAATAAACTCTGCACAAATTGCGAAATATCATTTAATCTGTCAGAAGTCAGAATATTCAATGCGTCAAGCAATCCAATGACAGGCTCAAACGAACCCATATAATCGTCATTATTCCGATACTCCACAATCGGAACCATTCCCAAGCCATGAAACTCACGGCTTGCAACTCTTAATTCATTGTCCTTATCGCGGATTTCCCATCTGTATTTATCTGAATAAACTGTAAAAATCCGCTGTCCTTCGTCGTCATACACATAATGCACGCCCAAAATAATTTTTTGGTATACATCATTACTTCTAACAACAAACGTTCTTTCCGGGTCTAAATACAGCAAATCGAATGGAGCCAGTTTACCCTTTTCCCGTTTGGGAATCACCATTCGATACCCTACGCCACATGTCTTAACGCATTCACCCAGCCGTCTGTCCTTCCCGGCTCTGCCTTCCTCGTGCAGCATTTCATTCAACAATGCGATATTGCCATCGTCAACAACTTCATCGCCGTTTTGCTTGTTTTTATGCACCAGTGTAATAGGCGAACCAAATACATATCCAACCTCGAAATCAACTATCTCCCTCGCGTGATTTTCGACAACCTTGTAATTGATTTCCGAGCGGATCGGCTTTATTCTGTTCCTAATCGGCTGGATACCACTTTTGTATTCAAACAAATACCTTATTTCATCCGCGTTTGCTTCGTGCAAGGGCATGACTTTTTGGAGAACGTCCAGCAATTTTTCGTCGCTCTCCGGGTTGTTCGCAAATATTCGCCTTCTACCTGCTAGCATTCTTTCTCTGTTGTTCATCTACTGGTAGTTCAACCTCCACATTTTCTTTGTGCGCCTTGCACCATGGATAAATTTTCCCTTTTGCCTCACTGTCAACTTCCAACAACTTTCTCTTAATACCAGCCCTTCTACATATAGGGCAATAAACATTTACCCTCACTATTTCACCCCAATTCAATAGTAAACCGTATTCCCAAAGCAAATGTTGTGTCCATGTTGCATTATTTCTAAAACGTCCTCTTCTCTATCACCACACGCACCCCACCATGCAATAAATTAACCAATCCTGCCAAACTGTCCGGTGCGTCGTCGTGTTTGTTCTTTCCTTCCTGCACAAACGTTGTCAGTTCGCGCATGAAAGCCTTATATTCCTTGTCCCTGCACTTCTCGCTCCTGAAATACATTTTCTTGATTTCCGGGGCCACTTGAACAATCCTCGCCATTTTACTCATATTGCTTGGCGCTTTCGAGTACGTCAAATTCAATCTTATCCCCCTTTTCCTCAACTCCAAATCTACCCTGTCACAATACTCGTCACCACCATTATTTGCCTCAAAATGTCCCTTGTGTGGCTTATGCTTTGCCAGTTTTTCAACAACAATAGGTCGCGTTACCGTCTTATCACCACGATTAAATACCACGTCATGTATGTAAATGTCATCACCATACACATACCCAATCGGCATGGCCAAACTGTCTCCACCGCCCCAAGCAACGTCGCAGTGTGACAGTATCATGTCCGGTTCACCGTCAGGCAATACACCGTTGTAATATCGCAACTCGTCCGAAGGAAATAGCAATCCCTCACGCACATACGGCTTGCCCATGTACTTTGCCCACCAGTCAGCAGTATCCAAACTATTACGCATGTCAATGTAATACGCAGTGCTGAATCCCTTGCCGAACGCATAATCAAAATTACTTTCGTCATTTTCATTTAATGCAGGTATAACACAGAATCTATATGTTGGATCATTTTCGTACTGCTTTTCTATTCGCCCTATTACGTCATCAGGAGCCCAGCGCGTACCTATGTGCAGTTCCTTTGCACCGTCCAATTTTCTGTCCTTCAATGTATTCAAATAATCGTTGTATTTCTTTTCCTTTCGTTCCGCCGATATTGCTTCTTCCAGATCACGAATCAAGTCATCGCAATATAAAATATTAGCAACTTCAACCGCACCCGTCAGCGTTCCCTCAATGCTTCGACACGTCACCGTCGGAAACCTTCGCATAACCTTTCTGTCGTCACCTGCGGCCGCAATGTCAATCTGTGAATATTGTGCAGATGTTCCGATTATCCGCCTGTCATAAAACACGCTTCCCCAACGATACTGCGGATCTGAAATTATTGACAAAAGCTCCTTGTAAAATCCTTCGGTCAACGGATTTGAATGTCCGGACATCAAATTAGCCTTATCCGGATACTTGCCCATTTGCCACGCCATGAACATTATGCCGATCGTACTCTTACCTACACGTGGAGGTAAGCTAATCGCCAAAAAATTAATTTTTCCATCTTCCAAATCCTGCAAGTCCTTAACAATTGTACTTAACTGTTTTCGCCTTGGCATATAAAACTTCTTATCCGCAGGTCTATCCCACTCCAAATACATTAAGTAACTGTCAAAGTCATACCTCGAGGCAAAAAAAAGCGATTTCTCTTCCAGATTGTAAAATTTATCTCTTTCCGCCAAGCTTAACGCTTCGTTTGTGCTTTGTACTATCGTTAAATGTTTGATAAAATCATTTACCCTGCGTGCCTGCTGTTCGTCAACCTTGTAAACTAAACGCATTGCCTCAAATACGTCTGTCAATACCTCTATATCGTAAACATTCTTTCTCAGCAATCCTTTTAACGTTTTCTTATCGTCAACGCTTTCATCTATTTCATTCAACAATTGACGTCTGTATATCTCAAATTTTCGCATGAAAAAAAGTGCCTCCTATCAATCTTTTATTGATAAAAGGCACTTGGCACTCGCTTTTGCAGGTCGCAATCTATCCCCACGCGGGGACGGTAATGCAGCGGTCCGCTGTCCGGACGGCACTTGGCACTAAAACTATTTATTTACTTGTCATTCATTACCACAATTTTACCGTACTCCTTAATTTTATTGTACCACGTCCTACGACTTATTCCTAATTTACCAGCAGCTTCAGCAACCGTCATTATTCCACGCTCTACTTTTTCCACCGCCCTTATAAATTCATCACCTATCTCAATCGGCGGCCTGCCTTCCCTGTATTCCGCGCCTTTCTCAATCCGCGCCTGCCTTTTCCCAGCCGTTGTTCTCTCCAATATCATCGCCCTCTCAAATTCAGCAAATGCCAGCAACTGCGTAACTATCAACCTTCCTATCGGCGTGTCCTCTATCAATCCCATATTCAATATATGCACCTTCACGCCTTTTGCCATTAACCGCTCCAAATATTCCAATCCTTCTTTCGTTTGCCTGCAGAATCTGTCCAGCTTTGTTACAACTATCACATCTCCCGGCTCCGCCCCGTTAACCATCGCTTCAAACTTTTCCCTGCGCTTCGCACCGCTATAGCTTTCAACGATTATTTCAGCGTCCGAATACCTGCTCCTTATCTCTCTTGCCTGCTCATCCACCGAATAACCTTCCAGCTGACCAACCGTACTTACACGCACGTATCCATATACCTTACTCACCATCCGTCACCCTTTCTATCAAGTATTCCCCTTCCTTACGGCGTCCTGCACCCTTCTTTGGCTGAACAACCAGTTCGTAATCCAATGCGTCCAGCCATTCCAACAATTTCTCTAACGTGATGTTGCCTTTCGACAAAGGCATACTGATGTTGCTTTGTTTTTGCCCCAGCTTTTCGGCCAGCATTCCTTGCGTGATTCGTTTATCCTTTAATATTTTTCGTATTACTTCTGGAAAATTCATTGTTATCTCCCCTTTCACAGACATTGTAACAATTATATTTGTTATTGTCAATACCTTTTTAAAAATTTTTTTTGAGGGCTTTTTTATTTTTTCGCTACTCGGAATGGTGAGAGAGCCTCATGGCTGAAACCAGGAGACCCCCCGGGTACGGGTCCAGGCTTGCTGCTGGACCAGGCTTGCTGCTGGACCAGGCACCAGGAACGTGTGCAAAAACTCAAAAGTAATTGCACATCAAAAACCACAAAAAAAATAACAAAAAAAATTGTTAAAACCTATTGACATTAACAATTATAATTGATAAAATACAATTGACGGCAGAACAAGGCCGAAAAAGCACATAGAAAACTAAATAAATTATGGAGGTATGTAATTATGATTAATCTGTACATTGCAAACTTAGGCAAATACAACGAGGGGGAACTCGTTGGCGCGTGGGTGGCCCTGCCAGTAGCTAAAGACGAACTGGCCCGCATCCTGAGAGAGGAAGTTAAAATTAACGAAATGTATGAGGAATGGGCGATCCATGATTACGAATGCGACATTGACGGCGTGGAGATCTCAGAATGGGCGAACATTTGGGAACTTAACGAACTCGCTGAGATCCTGGAAAGAACCGACGAATACGACAAAAAAATAATTGAATCGTGCCTTGAAGTATTCGGCGGTGAAATATCCGATTACGTCGGCAAAACCGATGAATACACATTGCTA